ACCAAAAACACAAGCTGATTATGCACGTCAATATCAAATGAAATTTGCATTAATGTACCTTACTCTTTTGAATGGTATTAATATGATGACATCTGGACATCCTATTTGGGAAAACAAAGATGCAACTAGAATTGAATTTGAAGACGGCACTACTATGCAAGCAACTAAACATGCTATGGAAGCTGTACATGCTGGCAGTAATCCTGATCAATTTACAAGTAATAAATTAGGATTCATACCTAAAGCTGTTATTGTTTCTTTAGCAGGGGTAGAGTATGCTGGTCCTACTGCTCCTAAGTTAGAAGACAATACTATACAAGGACGTATCAATGCTATTGCTAAAACTATGGTACCTTTTTCTGTGTCTTCTATAATGAATGCTCCTAAAGGAGAAGAAGTCAAACGTGCTTTATCAAGTACAATGGGCTTTCCTATTTATGGAGAAACAAAAGCACAAAAAGCAGAGAAGCGTATAGAGAAACGGCAAAGAGCTTTAGACAAACGACGTAAAGAATGGAAAGCACAAGGACTTATGGGCGATGAAGAATGAAAATATTAATTATTGATGCAGGTGGTAATGGTTGTATTGACTTTGCTTTAAGATGCAAAGTAGCAGGTCATCAAGTCAAAGTCTTTATTAGGCATCACAAAGACGGTTCTCGTAACGAATCTGGGAATGGTATTATTGATCGTGTGTCTGACTGGGAAAAGTATATGAACTGGGCTGACCTTGTATTTTGTACTGACAATGTATTTTATATACATGGGTTAGAGAGATACAGAGATAAAGGCTATCCAATCTTTGGACCGTCTATTGATACAACGAGATGGGAACAAGACCGAGTACATGGTGCTACTGTTATGGAAAAAGCTGGTATTAAGATTATTCCTAGTATTAGTTTTAGTAAATATGACGAGGCTATAAAACACGTTATGGAGAACCCAAAACGTTACGTATCCAAGCCTATTGGTGATGGTGCAAAAGCCTTGTCATACGTCTCTAAATCAGCTGCAGACATGATATACATGTTACAATGTTGGAAGAAGAACAACGCATACAAAGGTGAGTTCATTCTTCAGGATTTTCATGGTGGTATTGAGATGGCTGTTGGTGGTTGGTTTGGTCCAGCAGGTTTTAGTAGATACTGGTGCGAGAACTGGGAATTTAAGAAGCTTATGAACGATGATCTTGGAGTAGCTACTGGAGAGCAGGGAACTGTTGTTCGGTATACTGATTATTCTAAGCTTGCAGATGAAGTTCTTAAACCACTTGAAGATTATTTACATGGCTTAGGTTATACTGGTTACATTGATGTGAATTGTATTATTGATAAGCATGGAACACCCTGGCCTCTTGAGTTTACTATGAGGCCTGGTTGGCCTTTGTTTCAAATACAACAAGCATTACATAAAGGCGATCCAGCACAATGGATGTTAGATTCTATTAACGGTAAAGACACTTTACGTGTTAAAGACGATGTAGCAGTTGGTGTTGTAATTACAATTCCAGATTATCCTTATGGCAATATGAGCAAGAAAGATAATTGTGGTTTTCCTTTATGGGGTGTTACAGAAGAAGATGCAGTTAAGAACATTCATTTTTCAGAAGTTCAAATGGGTAAAGCACCTTGTATGGTGGACGGCGAAGTCAAGCTTGATGTGCCTATGTACGTTACTGCTGGCGATTACATATGTACTGTATCTGGTACGGCTTCTACAGTTTGTGAAGCTTCTGATAAAGCTTACACAACTATTGATAAAAAGATCCAAATACCAAATAGCGTAATGTATCGAACGGATATTGGATGTAGACTTGAAAAACAACTACCTGAGTTACAAGACTTAGGGTATTGCATGGATTTATGTTATGAGTAATTTGCTCCCCCCAATACCCCAAACACCTATATCTGAGTCGTTTCAGTGGCGTGATTGGTTAAGAAACTTAGGTACTTATATATCAGTAGCACAGGTAGGTGGTAGTCCTTGGACTATTTCTCAGGGTGGTACGGGATCTGGTACTGCTAGTGGAGCTAGAGCTAACTTGGGAATATCTGTTGTAGGTAATACAGGTCAGTATTCTGATCTTACTGGAAAACCTACGCTAGGTACTATGGCTGCTCAGAACGTAGGTATAACCGCAACAATAACAACTGCTAAATTAACTATTGGTGGTGCCCAAGGAAGTATGACATTTACTAACGGTATATTAACAGCACACACACAGGCAACATAATGAAAACATCACAACGTGGAATTGAATTAATTAAGAAGTATGAAGGTTTTAGGACTATGCCGTACAAGGATATTGTAGGTAAATTGACTGTAGGTTACGGTCATTTGGTCATAGCTGGAGACGGAGTTGTTCTAGGCAGTCCTATTACTATGGGACAAGCTACAAGTCTTCTTGTAGACGATTTAAAGAAGGCTGAGAACGCTATTAACTATGCAGTTAAAGTACAACTAACACAGAATCAATTTGATGCTCTTGTGTCTTTTACGTATAATTTAGGCACAGGTGCTTTTGGTAGTTCTACTTTACTAAAACTTATTAATGATGGTAAATTTGAAGAGGCTTCTAAACAGTTTGTTCTATGGGATCATGCAGGAAAAGTCGAGGTAGAAGATCTGAAGAGACGAAGATTGGAAGAAGCAGCATTATTTATGGAGAAACAAGTATGAGTTTAGACCCGATATCAGCGGCATTGGATTTAGGAAATACATTAATTTCCCGAATTTTCCCCGACCCTTCACAGGCGGCTGACGCTAAGTTAAAGTTATTGGAGTTACAACAGTCAGGTGAGTTGGCTACAATGACAGCACAAACAGATATTAATAAAGCAGAAGCAGCAAACAGTTCTGTGTTTGTATCTGGATGGAGACCTTTTGTAGGATGGGTGTGCGGAAGTGCTTTTGGTTTACATTATTTATTGATTCCTATTGCTAACTTTGTATTGGTTGCATGCGGATACAAAGAAGTAATATTATCTTTTGATATGCAAACGTTATTGACTTTATTGTTTGGATTGCTTGGATTAAGCGGATATAGAACCATAGAGAAGGTTCAAGGCGTGGCTAGTAAGTAGTCAACACGGCAGGAGGGGTATCAAGAACATAACTATTTTCCGTGTTTCTAGTTATGGCATCAACGAATAGGCAGGCGAGTTTGTAACCCTCTCACCCAATAAAAAAGCCCCAATTAAGGGGCTATTTTTTTAACTATTTTTAGGAGTTTCACCTACACATTTTTCATCATCTTTTTTCTTTTTAAAGATTTGATCCCAATTGTTGTCGTAGGTTTTTTGATCTTTAGGTAAGATAGGTTTGTCTCCTTTACCTCCTGGATGTTTATTAAACATTAGGTGCTCCTGAAAAGAATAGTATTCTAAAAAAAGCTAACTCTAGAATAACTACAAACACAGGATCACCTGTTTCATCTACTAATTCATCTTCGTATTGTAAACCAAACCCAATACCTTTTATAAAATTAATTTCTACTGTCATACTAATTCACACGCTCCGTTTACACAAGCTAATTCATGCATATTGATTGTAGCATCATCTTCTTCGAATTGATTGAATTCGTCCCAATTAATTTCTGGAAACTCTGCTAATGCTTTTTCATATTCTTCTTTGGTACAGTCTTGGTATGGTGCTTGTTGATAGATATGATCATTGAACGGTAGGAAACTAATACCACCTACGTCATCAAAGTTTTTATATACCCATGCACCTACTTCTAACCATTCATGTTCACGAACATTAACTGTAATAGAAGGATTGTGTTCACACCATAGTTGTTTGAATTTAAGGTAGTGTTCTAGTTGTTCTACTGCTGTCCATTGTTTTCTTGTGATAGAACCGTTAGGTGCTTTTTGTGGAAAGGAGAATACTAGATTGTTTTCATTCATTACATCAACTTCTGACGCAACGCCTTTACTTCGTAGAAAAACTGCGAGAGGATCTTTAATATCCGCTCGAACAGTACGTATATAATAATCGCTGTGGCGAGGATGAATTCCACTGGCTGTATCAACAAGCTGACTAACAGTGCCACTGGGCTTGACAGTCGTAATAGCTGCAGATTGAGGGATAGAGAGTTTTGTACTCCATTCCAGATTTGTTGTAATTGATTCATTTTTCATGTCCTTTAACCAGAGTTCTGGTGTATTTGCTAATGTTTTGTTATCTAAAATACCAGTTAGTGATACGCCTAGTAACCGTTCTTCCTCGGCATTACGTCTCCAGATATTTCTAATGTATTTAAAGTCTGTGAGAGTACTCTGAAAAGTCCCAAGGATTGTAGCAATGCGAATTTTTCTTTGTAAGTCTGCGAGGTTGTCAGTGTTTCTAACAATAACTTCCGTAAGGTTACAAAATCCGTTTGACCTAAGAATAATTTCTCCGCAAGGATTTGTTCCAAATTCGTGATTAGGATCTCTGCGTCCTGTAGATTCTGCTTGCTTCTGTGCAGAAACTCTATTAAATATTCCACGTTCACCTGATTTACTTTCATACAGCGTTTGCCACTCTTTCATAAAGATACCAATATCTGGTTTTTCTGTGTAAGCTACTGAGTTATTGGCTAATGCTCTTTGCTTTTCATCTTCCCACCATGCTCCATTTTTAGCATTACGCATACGTTCATCTGTCAAATTAGATAATGAGATTAATGCTGATCGTCTTACACCACCTACAACAACGATTTGTGCTACTTTACATACTAGGTCATGGCATTCTACTGATGTTAGTTTACGTCCTGCTGCTTTTTGGAACAGTTGCATGGTGAACTGAAACAGATCTTCAAGTGGCTTAGGTCCGCTGGCACGTCCTCCAAACGTCTTAAGTCTAGCTCCAGCTGGCCTGATTGCTGTATAGTCCACGGAAGGTACAAGACCAGTGTATAACAGTCCAAGCAGTTCTCTAAACGCACTTGCCCACCCTTGCTTAGAATCTTTGACAGAGATTGTGGTGTCTGTCTTGCTAAACTCTGAAGCGATTGTTGGTAACTTTGAAACATATTGTCTTTCTACAGAGAATCCTAATCCTGTGCCATTCATGAGAATAAACATAGCTTCGTCAAAAGCACGCACATCATCAATAGCTAAGTAAGAGCAGTTGTAGCCTGCAATATTATCTCGTTCTAGAGCAGGTCCTGCTGTCATTAAAGCACGCATAGATGGCATAACATCCATGTCATAAATTGCTTTGTATATCATTTGGTATGGAAATGTTTCTGGATATCTTTTTTGCCAGAAGTCACAGTATCTTGTTACAGTCTCTGCCCATGTTTCACGACGTTTAGCGTCAGGTAGCCAACGTGCATATCTTGATTTGTGGATGTATGTTTGGTAACTATTCATCAATTCTTTCTTCGAATTCTTTCTCAAGCTTATCTGCTTGTTCATCAATTAAATCTTTAAATCTTTCGACAATATCTTCGCTGGATATATCTAATACTTCCAGCAAGGTTATTTCGTCAACATTAATAAGTACTTCGTATAACTCAGGTAGGGTCATTGGCATTTGTTCGTTTCTCTAATTCTTTGTCAATGTACCATTTAGCTTTTTTTAGATCTTCGATAGCATCTAATTTAAGATCACACCTCCATATATATTTTAAAGCATTACCAAGATTGAATCCCATGTGTTGAGTGATCTGAATACATTCAATACCGCTAGGATGTGCTGTGTAATGTTTAGGGTGATTTACTGGATCATAATTTGGATCATAATATTTAGTAACAACATCACCGTCTGATGTAATTAGCATTCTATTTGGTTCTGGTTTTTCTGGTGCCATGTCTCTTAGGTCGTGTTCGTTAAGCATGTCCTTTAACCTCCACTCTGCTAGACTCTGCCTTATTACTTCTTGACCAGCTACCACAGGTTTGGCATTGGTATCGCTGGTAAACAGTGCCAATCGATCTGGCTGTACCTCTTTTATGGAGTTTGGTCGATCCGCAACTTGGGCATGAAATGGTCTTAGATTGTTCATTATATAGGTTCCTATTTGGGTGATTTTTAATCCAAGGTAATACCTTATCATAGACTTTTTCTAGTAATATTACATCTTGTTTGTTGTATAGTTCCATTTTTTTCCAAGCTCGTGGATCTTTGTTCATACAATCAATCCAGAGTTTGAAGTTAGTTTCTTTTTTGGCACCTAGTCCGAGTCGTTGGGCGACATAATCAAGCTTATTACTAGGAAACCTAAACCGATTACGGACGGTACGCAGAAGGTCAATATTATTGTATGGAGCGGGTGGATTAAACCCATAGAGCAGGAATTCTTTATTAAGAGTTGGTATGTCGAATTTAGTACCGTTGTAATGTATTACAGCGTCTGCTTCTTCTAGTAGTTTATGTATACTTTTGAGCATAGCTGTTGGTTCACTTTGGTATACTGAATCAAAGAATAATTCTTTACCTCCTAACCATTTAGCAGCCCAGCATAATACATAAGATGATTCTAGTAAAGCACTAAGACCAATGTTTTGTTGCCACAAACCCCACACATGAGCTGTGTTAGGGCTTGTCTCAATATCTAAGAGAAGTATTTTCATTGTGCTGTAAATACTCCATTTACATTTGGTTTAGGAAGTCTACCTCTAGATAGCATACTATCTGCACTGACCCAACAACCATCGAGTAGTGTAGTACTAGGATTTGGTACTCTAGTTAAAAGGGAATCGAGGAAAGTATTAGCAAATAGACTGCGTTGACTAACACTGACTCCTTCTTTGAATCCTTCTAGGAATGCACCACGAAGTGCATTTTGCATATCTTGTTCGGACACATGAGTGTCACCTGTGATCATTTTAATACTCATTATTGCAACTCCTCTGAACCTTCTATTACTGTTTTATTGGGACTAACGACAGATACTCCTTTACTGAGTAACACATTAATTCCTAAATCAACTACAAATTGTAATTCATCTGATGATAGTTTACCTGTAAATTCTGCAGTACCGTCATCTAATTCTACTAAAGTTTTAATTTTCATAATAACCAATCGTTAGGTAATCCGTCACGTAAGTCTGACCACTCAAAGCCGACTTTTGTAGCCCAGTCACCATATGATGTTTTACTTCCTTTTCTTATTTTAACTCGTGCGTTTTGAAAGAATATATAGAAGGTGTAGTCAGGGTATTGTGATTTAACCCAGAGCATCTTTTTTCTGTCTTCAGAAGTTAGTTTACCTTTTGTTTCAATATATACTTTATCTTTGACTTTCCAGTCAGGGATGTATGTTCGTTTTATTTCTGGTTGTGTAAACTTGAGTCTATCTGGCTCATAGCTAACAGAATCAGGTAATAGTTTCCGAACTCTCTCCTCGAACTTCGATTTGTAGATTTGGGGGGATCCACATTTCTCCTGCAGATCTTTGGATGTGGAGGAGTCTACCGTTGATGATGATGTTGTTTGCTTCATTTGAATATATGTTCCTTACATAGTCATACATATCCTCAGGACAAGAACACATATCAATTGCATCATGGTGGTGTTGCATGAATTTGGGCCACTTCTGTCTGGCTTTACCGTCAAACCCAGGGATATTATCACTAGCGTCACCTAGTACTAATTGT